CCCAGAATCCTTGTGGAACCAAGTTCCACGTACCTCCATAAATTGGAGGATTATTACTGCGAATTTCGCAGCTGCGCCTCTATCTTCGAGAGGCGCGTATCTCCTGCTTTTCAGGAGAAAGTTTTGAGGGTGCGTAATGCACCCGCATTCTTGGATCAATTTGAACCAAGACAGCAGAAGTCCTTACTTCTGAGAAACTTGTACTATCGTACAAGTAAGCACTTTGCAACAAAGTTGCAATTTGAACTCGACCAGGGTAAACTCGGTCGGGTTAGGCAGTGGTGGCATACAGCCGATGCCACTGTCTTACCCCTACTGATTAGCTCAGTGGAGGAGCCGGCCCATGAAGAGGTCGACCATCTAACGCGATGGGCGTTAGAGAATTGTGCAAATAATTATGCACTTTTCCAAAGAGATTTTAAATCTCTTAAGAAGGCGATGCGAAAAGCATTCGCCCTCAGGGGGCACATTGATGATGTCCCTTGTAAGGCAACCATGTTGCCTTATCTGAGATCTTGTCAAAAGAAGCAAGATTTCGACGGACCTACTGATTTTGGTAGGTACGTACTGCTCTGGACTCAAACCAGAGCTACAGGCCTCGCAGACAATAAAATGCTGCGGGCCTCCATTGAGAAATTTATCTCAACGGTGTCTACACCTTCAGAGAAGGTGCAGATGAATCCAGAGGTCTTAATACAGACTCTGGGTGGAGCGAGGGATGCTGATCCCTCGAAGGCGGTCCTATCGGTTGGGACCACCGCGTGTTTGGAAAAGACGCGCGCGAAAGGTGGCAAGACCACTTTTCTTCAGCAACTTGCTAGAAGCAAGTCGCTTAAGGCTCGATATAACTTCGAGACCTTGGAGCCGGAGTACATAACTCCAGTTCCTGTCCGAACGTCGGAGGACGTTCTGAATTGGGCAGTGCATAATATATTGCACCACCCTGCATACGTAAGATGTGTACGTGTGCATGTCGTTGCAGAGCCGGGAAAAGCTCGAACGATTACGGTCGCGCCTTACGCGTACCAGGTTCTCATGGGCATTTTTGCACATGTATACCAAGCAACCCTTAAATCAAAAGGGGTGCAATCCGGTCTGCGCGCAGACCGACATCTGTGGAGATTTCTCCAACAGACACTCAATCCTCAAAATGAGAATTGGGACACATTGCAAGAAGGCAATGTGTACGCCCTCTCGACAGATTTGTCGGAGGCAACGGACTTTGGCAACAAAGATGTCGCCAGAGAAGTCTTACATTATATGATAAGACTGACCCCAGGCATGCCCAAGGGTCTATCAGTGTTAATGAAAACACTGTATTGCTCGAAGCGTTATTGCTTCGTGCCTCAAGGCCACGGATTTGGCCTTGTCACAGCCAAGAGATCTTGGTTGATGGGCGACATGATGACAAAATTCATGTTGACTGTAGTCCATGACTACTGCTGCAGGTTAAGCCTGCTGTCAACCTACACATTGGTAGGAGACGATGAGATAGCTTTGAGCTCTCATCCTGAGCAATTGGGAAACCATTTACTCAATCTTGAAAGATTTTTCAAGATATCAGAAGACGATACTTACATTTCTGAACACTTCGCATTCTATTGCGAGGAAGGTACCATACTACCGCAGTATGCGCATGATACCAACCACGTACGTATGAGACGTGGTAGGGAGCTATTGTATTTAGACTACCCAAGGATCAGGCTTCTGATCCCGACGCAACTGGAGACAGATGCGTATTCTGCCACGAATCAGGGCAGATTCGCGCTCCTAGGAAAGGAGTCACGATGGGTTAACCAGGTTAACCAAGACGCTAAATTGCATTTTGCTATAGCGTCGCTGTACCAACACATATTGGTACCGCAGGACAGAGATACTCTCTGCCCATTCACCCCCCTTGAAATGGGTGGTGACGGAGGATTCCCGCATTCACCGGAATTCCTCAAGAGGGTCGTGGATGATAAAACCCATAACCCCCGTGAGACCAAATTTAGAATGGTCTCACTACTAAACAATATGTTTAGTCACAAGTTTGTCCGTTCAGACAGACTCGACAAGGTGGTGCATAAGCACCACCTATACCTTCCAAAATTGGGAGGTCTCAAGGGGTTGTTACCC